TCTCACCACAAAGTGCCGCTGCCGCTTTAACCTTTACACAATTCGCTGCCATTCCGGGAATTAATTCTGTTATCATGCTTTTTAAAATGCCACCAATAAATTTAGTTCCCCAGTCCGCAAGCATATTTTCGACAGCATTCCCAAAGATAGTTTTTATTTTATTCCATAACGACTCTTGTCTTTTAAGCTCATCCTCTTCAAATTTTATTTTTGCTGCTTCCTCATCAGCCATAATTTGTTCCCTTCCTTTTTCCGCATCAGCATTAATTTGATTTATGTCTGCTTGGTGTTGTCTTTCAAGATCCTCTAACATATCTTGCTTCTCATCCTCATCCATAATAGTGTTTTCGATAGCTTGTCTTTTCTGCTCATAAATGGCATCAATTGCAGTTATATTATTTTCTAAATTCTTATCTAAATTAGCTTCTGCATTTTCATAATAACTGTTATCAAATTCCTTCATCTGATACGTTATTTTTTCGGTGATTCCTAAAACATCAACCGCTAAATTAGACCAACCCCAAGCTAAATCAGCACAAAGATTGCTCATAAATGGATGAAGTTCATCCCATGTTTTCTCAACGGCTTTTTCAGCATCTTTTGTGCTTTCTTTAATCGCCTCAGAAACATCATAAAATACGCTCTCCATTTTATCTGCTGCCTGATCAACTACTCCAGACATATCACGAAAAGCTGGGATTGCAGTCGTTGTGATAGAGGTTGACAGTGCTTTTATCTCATCTGAGGCTGTCTTGACTGATGTTGTATAATCCTCTAAAGTAAGTTTACCTGCTGCATAGGCTTTACTTAACCCATCAATATAGCCTTCTAATTCTTTAATTCTATCGCTTTTCTCTTTTATAGTCTGGAGGCCAATGCCTTTTATATAATCAATCCAAGTCTTGGTCTCTTCTGCTGCTCCTTTGGTTGACTTTCCATGATCCTCTATTGCCTCAGCATCTTTTTTTATTACCTCTTTTTGTATTCCTAACAGTTTATTAAGAAATTCAGATGCTTTTGAAAAACCCTCTGTTTCTTTTACTGCGTCCCAAACCTTTTTGCCGTATTCTGCATGTTCCGCATCAAGCTTTGTTATTTCCTCTCTCATTTTTCTGGCAACAATCTCTGAATTACTGACTCCTGTTGAGAATTTACGAAAAGTTTCATCCAGGCTCCAAAGTGTTTTTTTGAACCAGGATATTTTTTCGCCTGATTTTTCTGAAAATTCACTTATCGTTGCAGTTAAACTTTTGAAATGTTTGTTTGCTTTTATTATTTCAATAGTAACAAAAGCTAGTCCAGTAATCACTAAGCCAATAGGACTTGTCAGGGCTATAAGGGCTAATTTGATTTTAGGCAGAATAATCAACAATTTCCCAAAAATAAACAATAGTGGACCCACCACGGCAGCCAAACCGGCAATTTTTACGGCAGTCTTTTTCGTTCCCTCCGAAAGATTATTAAACCAGTCAACCGCCGGCTTGAGTTGGTTTTCGATTAACTCCCTGAGAACAGGAATGAGAATCTTTGATATCTGAATAGCGGATTCCGTGAGTTTTGATGTAAGGATTTTCCACTGACCGGATAGCGTGTCCAACTGCTTCCGCATCATCTCGGAGGCGGCTTGAGTATCAGTGATTTTGTCTCTGAATTCAGTAAAAGCAACTGACCCCTGCTTAAGCACTTTCAGCATGTTTGGCCCGGCACGAACACCAAATATGGCGATTGCCTGAGCCAGAGTCATTGATTTGCTGCTCAAGACCTCGATAATTTCCCCCAAGCTTTTTGTCTCTGGATTCACATCGGCCATAGTCAAACCCAGTTCCTTGAGGGCTTTTCGAGTCTTGGGAGTCCCGGCTGCAAGTTGAGAAAATGACATCCTGAGAGCTGTTCCGGCCATTGATGCAGAAATTCCTATATCATAAAACTCCGATAGAACGGCGGTTGTGTCTTCTATAGACCAACCCATCGAATCGGCCATTGGACCGATATACTTCAATGATTCCTTTAGCCTGTCCAATGTAGCTTGTGAACCACTAATCGCTGCCGCAAAGACATTTGAAACCCTTCCCGCATCGCTTGCCTGCAACCCATATTGTTTGAGTGTAGTAATGACGGCTTCGGTCGCAAAAGCCAAATCGGATTGAGTTGCTGCCGCTAAAGCCAGAGTCGGCTCTAAGGCGTCGGTCATCTGTTCAATTTTCCAGCCGGCACTGGCCATCCAGTACATGGCATCAGCGGCTTGTTTGGCTGAAAAAATTGTTTTCTCACCCATTGTCCGGGCAAGATCCTCCATCTGTTTCTTGACTTTTTCGCTCTCTGCACCCGTAACGGCAAAGGCATTAGTTATACTCTGCTCAAAATCAGCACCCACTTTTACGGCGGCAGCACCCAGGGCAAGAATCGGCAAAGTGACCATCATTGTCATTTTTTTGCCGATGGCGGTGAATCTCTTGCCGACTTTCACCATAGCCCGCTCCGCATCAGACATGCCCTTATTGAAGCGGTCTAGTTTTGTGTCAATAACAATAAAGAGTTCGCCTACCTTCATTTTATTTTCTTCCTTTTCTCTTGCAAAGCCTTATAATCCTCTTCGTCAAAAATCTTCACCTTGCCTTCCTTATCTGTCTTGAGAAGACCCCAGAATTTCTTCTTGTGAAACTGCAATCTTTCTTGTGTTCTCCTCTCCTTCTCTTCCGGACTTAACGGCTTTAAGTCCTCTTTCTTTACCTCATCTTTGAAGCTAACCAATTCATTTGCACTGATATCACGCTTGTAAGTCTTGCCTGCCGTATTGATAATCCACGAGGCAATAAAAGCCACACGTCTCCATTCTTGCTTGTCTTTATCTCGTTCTCTTTCAAAATATGCCTCTGCTATATCGGCAAGCTCGACAGGCTTTAGCTTCCAGAACTCACAAGGCCGAAGCCCTATCTTCAACGCTAGGTTGTAACTTTTTTCGATGTAGTCTTTTTTGCTCCAGTCCTCTTCTTCTTCGACTTCGACCCTATCACTTTTTTTTTAGCCTCTTTAAAAAAGGTGCTCTGCATAAGCGCATCTACCAAATTCGCTCCTATTTTTTCCGGTTGCTCTACAATACAGTCATCCAATATCTTCCCTACCTCTTTGAGCGTGATGTCGGGAGTTTCATCAAGAAGCCCTGCCCAAATGAACCCACGCAATTCATAAAATGGAAGCATAATCCCTGCCTTCTCACCTTTCCTCATTGCGGCGAGGTTAACAAACTTTTGTAGGTCAAAAAATGAAATTCCGCATTCTCTCTGAAGTTCAGCAAAGGCATTGAAATCGAAGCAAAGCCGTCTCTGCTTGTCTAACTTTATCGGGATAGACTTAACTGGCATTGTTCAATCCTCCCCTCTCTTAGCTTGCAGAAAGAGCTAATGCGTCAGTCCCTTCAAGCGTGAAACTGAATACAGCGGCACCGGCATCTGGAGAAGGAAAGTCTAGACTTGTCAGAAAAGCTTTGCCTGTAGCCGTTACAGCACCATCGGCAAAAGTGAAAATAACGTCGATATAGAGAGTAGCTATAGAACCAGCATCACGCTTTTCCCAATGATCGAGAAGCACCTTTTTACCAATGTTTGCAACAAAATAATTTCCAGTACCAGTCATAGACCAATCTCTTGTTGAAGTGACCAACTGTCGCCAGTAAGCACTGTCCCTATTGGTCAGATCAACCACAGCCTGTCCGCAATGCAAGGAAAAATCTGTGCTTTCTGCGATTGCCGCACCCTCTACAACGAGAGTTGCTAAATGACCCGTCATTCCTGTTGAAATAGCCATTTTTACCTCCTAAAAATTTTTATTGATTTCAGGAGGCAAGGCAGGTAAAATGAAAAAGGCTCTTACCCAAATCGAGGTTACCTTACAGTGCCTCCTGAATTTTAGAGCCAGGGGGAGGGCGGCAGCCCTCCTCCAACCTCTTATTTATATAGTCATATATCCTCCATGATTTTATTAAGACGGACTCATGTCCTGTCTAAATCGTAAAATCCCATGTCTGAGTTCTAGTTCCGGATTCTCTGGATCAAGCATAATTTCCGTATAATCCAGATAAAAATGAATGGCATTATAGCCTGTTATAGATAATGTAGATGATGTCAATGCCTGAATTATATTGTTCTGCATATCAGCACATGCCTTATCACCCAACCCAGAGGTCTGATCCACCCAGCTGTCTATCTGGAAAGCATTATCCTCTCCCTCGGTATCCCTGGTTGTGAACTCTGCGGATCGCACTCCCATTAATTTGCCTATGACATGATATGGATATGCTGTATTTTTAGGCACATGATTGAAAAATGAATAGGTCAGCGTTAAGGCATGTGTCGTTAGTCGTAAGTAGACCGCTGTCATCAGTGCCGTAAATCCCAGTTTTCTTGTAGTCATTTCATTGAAACCTATTTATGACATTATGTATTTTATGTTTATTGTAAAAATAATTATTTGATACCGATCTTCTGTAATAGTTATAAGTCGAATCGTGTATTGAGTTCATGTGGATTGCCTTGGTATTAAGACAGGCCGCCACCTTCCATTTTGTGTTTTTCAATTGAAGGAAAAAATCCAGATGTTCCCATTCGACTTTTATCCGATTGTCCCACTTAACATCATCAAAAATGGCTCTTTTGGCAAGAAAGAAATTGACGACCTGCTCAGCATAAACAAATAAAGAACCGTCTACCTTATATAACTTCCTTTCACTCGGATACCTGAATAGCATTCCCCGATCGATTTTAAAGCGAAGACCCTTCTGGTAATTCTCATTTGTAATATAGTCACCGTTTTTTGAGGAAAGCATTCCAGAACAAATGCCGATATCCTTGTCTGAATCTAAGACTTTTTTCATATTTACAATAGATTCGGAATTCTGAATCATTATGTCATCATCCATGATAAGCACATAATCCTCTGTTGCTTTTTTCACTATCTCATTCCTTCCCACAGAGATGCCGCAATTAAAAGGAAGCCTGATTATCACATGCCCATTTTCTTCAAGTTTTTGGTATTTATATTCTTTCTCATTAGATATACTCCCATCGTCGGCAACATATAATCGATAGGAAAATGGGAAATGTTCCTCTATCGCATCCAGAG